TAAGTTTAAAAGGCGGTCTAAATTAAAACAAGCACTTAGAAAAAGAGCTTTATCATTAAGACGAAGAAAGGCAATGGGACTACAATGAAGTTAATAACAGAAGTCACCGAATCATTACAATATCTTGCTGAAGATAAAGACGGCAAGCGAAATCTTTACATTGAAGGTCCATTTCTTCAAGCAGAAGTGGTAAACCGCAATGGCCGCAAATATCTCAAAGAGACCATGGCCAAAGAAGTGCAAAGATACACAGAACAATATATTAATAAAAATCGTGCCTTTGGTGAGCTGGGTCATCCAGACACCCCATCTATCAATCTCGATAGAGTTTCACACATGGTTGTGGGTCTCCGTCAAGAAGGTAATGATTGGATAGGCAAAGCAAAAATTCTTGACACACCAATGGGTCAAATTGTTAAGAGTCTTATTGAAGGTGGTGCTCAAATTGGAGTATCATCTCGTGGTATGGGCTCTTTAAAATCAATCAATGGTGTAAATGTAGTTCAAGATGATTTTCATCTAGCCACAGCGGCGGATATTGTAGCAGACCCTTCTGCTCCAAATGCTTTCGTTCAAGGTATCATGGAAGGCAAAGAATGGGTGATGGTCAATGGCATATGGACTGAACAACAATATACTGAAGCCAAGCAGCAAATTCAGCGTGCTTCGCAAAAAGATATAGAGAAAGTAAGTCTACGCATTTGGGAATCACTCGTCAAAAAACTTTAAATATAAATATCCAATATAAATCAAGGAGATTTTCAAAATGGGAAAATTTAATCTGTCCGAAGCCGCTAAAGACATTCTTTCGGGTAATGTTTCTGGTAAACAAAGTGGCCAAGATAAACCAGCAAAACTATCTGGCGATGTAGCCTATGGCACCGGTGAAGTAGATGTGGGTCATACACCACTCAAAACAACTGATGCAATTCCTGACTACACAAAAGGTACACCAACAGCAACTCCTCCTGGTGCAAAACCACCTGTAGGTTCTGAGCCAATGAAAAAACTCAAAGGACAACCACAAGAGTCCGATGGTGCTGCAATTGAGCAACCAGAAGGCAAGACTGGCAAAAACCAAATGCCTTTAAATAAAGGTTCTGTTGGCGTTCAAACATACGAAGAAACTGAATCTGATGAAGAAGTTGTGGCCGAAGAAAAAGACGAAGGTCACGAAGATGAAGCTCAAGATAAAGCAATGATGAAAAAAATGAAAATGAAAGAAAAAATGAAGGAAGATATGGACGCTCTGTTTACAGGCGAAAATCTTTCCGAAGAATTTGTTTCTAAAGCAACAACCATTTTTGAAGCTGCCGTTATTGCTCGTGCAGAAGAAGTTATTGCTGAAGCTGAAGCTGAATTAATGGAACAGTTTGAAGCTGCTATCGAAGAAGTTAAAGAAGATTTGGCAGCTAAAGTTGATGACTATCTCAACTACATGGTTGAAGAATGGGTCAAGGACAACGAAATCGCAATCGAAAAAGGTCTCCGTGCCGAAATCGTTGAAGATTTCATTACAGGATTAAAAGGCTTGTTTGAAGAGCACTACATTGACATTCCTGCCGACAAGGTAGATGTTGTTGAAGAACTCACCGATAAGGTTTCTGAACTAGAAGAAGCTTATAATGAACAAGTTAAATCTGCTATTGAGTTGAAAAAAGAACTCAATGAGCACCAAAAATTTGAGGCTATTTACGCAGCTTGTGAAGGCCTTACGCAGACCCAAGTAGAGAAGTTGAAATCGCTCGCAGAGAACGTGGAATTTACTACTGAGGAAGAATTTGCTACTAAACTCGGCACATTGAAAGAATCTTATTTCAAGTCTGATGTTAAAGTTGCCGATTCATCTGCTTTAGACGAAGTTGTTGTTGAGGAAGAAAAGAAACAAACTTCTGTTTCTACCGATCCATCAATGGAAATCTACGCAAAAACCATTTCACAAACTTTGGTTAAGTAATTAACCATCAATACATAACAAAAGGAATAATAAAATGTATTTGACAGAAGAACTACAAAAGAAATGGCAGCCAGTTCTCGAGCATCCAGAACTCGAAGCCATTAAAGACCCATACAAGAAAGCTGTTACAGCTCTTGTTTTGGAAAATCAACAACAAGCTATGCGTCAAGACCGTGTTGCTTTGAACGAAGTAGCTGATCCAGGTCCTACAAACGTAACTGGTGGCGTTCAAAACTTTGACCCAATCTTGATTTCTTTGGTTCGCCGTGCTCTCCCAAATCTTATCGCTTATGACGTTGCTGGCGTTCAGCCAATGACTGGTCCTACCGGTTTGATTTTTGCAATGCGTGCTAAGTATGTTAACCAAACTGGTGATGAGGCATTCTTCAACGAGGCGAACACAATGTTCTCCGGTGTTGGTTCTGCTAACAACCCATACGGTTTCCGTGGCACAACTGCAACTGACACAGGTACAAACCCTGTTGTTTCTGCAACTTTGGCTGCTAACAGCTATACAACTGGTATTGGTATGCCAACAGCTACTGCTGAATACCTCGGTTCCGATGGTAACACAGCATTTGCTCAAATGGCATTCACAATTGAGAAAGTTACTGTAACTGCTCAAAGCCGTGCTTTGAAAGCTGAATACTCATTAGAACTTGCACAAGACTTGAAAGCAATTCATGGTCTTGATGCTGAAACAGAATTGTCTAACATTCTGTCTACTGAAATTCTTGCTGAAATTAACCGTGAAGTTATCCGTACCATCTATACTGTTGCCGTTCCAGGTGCTCAGTATGGTACAACAACAGCAGGTTTCTTTGACTTAGATACAGACTCTAACGGCCGTTGGTCAGTTGAGCGTTTCAAAGGTCTAATTTTCCAAATCGAGCGTGATGCTAACGTAATTGCTAAGCAAACTCGCCGTGGAAAAGGTAACGTGTTAATCGTTTCTTCTGACGTTGCTTCCGCTATGGCAATGGCTGGTGTATTGCAATATACTCCTGCTCTCCAAGCTGACTTGCAAGTAGATGATACAGGCAACACATTTGCTGGTTTGTTACACGGTCGTATCAAGGTTTACATTGACCCATACTTCGGTGGCTACACAAGCAACCAAGAACTCGTAACTATCGGTTACAAAGGTTCCAGCCCATACGATGCTGGTTTGTTCTATTGCCCATACGTTCCATTACAGATGGTTCGTGCTGTAGACCAGTATACATTCCAACCAAAGATTGGCTTCAAGACTCGTTACGGAATGGTATCCAACCCATTCGCAGAAGGTCTAGGCGCTGGTTTGGGTGGTTTGAATGCTCGTACCAACAAATACTATCGTATTTTCGGTGTCAAGAACTTGATGTAATAAAAAAGTCCTCGTTAAGAAGGACATTTCAAGAGACCTCTTCGGAGGTCTCTTTTTTTTGACCTAAATACCTGTATGTTCAATTAGAGAATTATTATGTCAGCATTAACCAGAACACCAGAAAATACCAATTATCTACAACCGACAAAGTTTCTTATGACCTTTAGTCGAATACCCAATGCGACATGGTTCTGTCAGTCTGTAAACATACCAGGAATGAGTGTAGGACAGGCGCCAATCAATTTTCCAAGCGTAATGGTATACTCGCCTGGTAATCAAATAATGTATAACAATTTTAACATGACTTTCAATGTAAATGAAGATTTGAAATCATGGATAGACATACACGATTGGTTTAGGTCTTTTGCTTCTCCTGATGGTACCGATGAAAGAAACTTAAAAACCCAACTTCAAAATCAATATAATACACCAACTGTTCAGAATAGTAAATCAAAGTTACACTATTCTGATGCCACATTAACCGTATTAAGTGCGTTAAACAATCCAATTGTCCGTGTAGAGTTTACCAATATGTTTCCGGTATCTTTGTCGGATATCTATTTTGACACCAAACAATCCGCAGATGATATCATCACCGGTGATGCCACTTTTGTTTATGACCAGTTTAAATTTGTACCAATTTAATTAACACAAAGTATTGCCATTTAACACCGAGTGTGTTAATATAGGAAATTGGTGTTAAACTATTGAAAATATTATGGAAAATCTAGAACAAGTATTGAAGTATTGGGAAAAAGATGCAGAAATGGACCAGACAGAACCTGGTAAAGAACTGATTCGTATTCCTATTCTACACAACAAATATCTCTCCATTCTCACAAAACATAAGATTGCAGCCAAAAAGGCTCATTTCGATTATCTACGTTTGCGTAAAACAAAAACCAATTATTATTCAGGTAGAATGGATCAAGATGAATTGGATGAACATGGATGGCAACCATTTCAATTTGTATTGAAATCGGACATCAATGCCTATTTGGAAGGCGATGATGATTTGATTAAGATGTTAGAGAAGAAAGTATACCATGAAGAATGTGTTTCGGTTTTAGAATCAATTATGAATGAACTAAAACAACGGACTTGGCAACTCCGAGATTTTATCTCTTGGGAAAAATTTATTGGTGGCCAGTGATGTATAAAAATTTTACTACTTCTGATAATAGAATTATTCACATCTTTGAAGATGCGGTTGATTATAACTTTCAAACCAAAATATACAATTATGTAAAAAATAGTTTATTTACAATTACAGGTTATGATAATGGCATCTTAGAAGAACGCCACTTAACTTTAATAAGCCATTATGATGTAACCGATTTAGAAGAATGTGGTTTTCTTAGTGGTTTACCTGAGGAAATAAAAAGTTTAATTTCTCCACAAGAATATAATATAACGGATGTATTAGTAAATTTATGTAAGCCTGATGATATTTTTCACATACATTCAGATGATACCACAAACAATGGTTTAACATTGATATACTATGTAAATTTAAAATGGCAATTAGAATGGGGTGGTGATACAGTTTTTTTAGATTCTACATCAAAAGAAATAGAATACACATCAAAATATTCTCCAGGTAAATTTGTATTATTCGATGGAGGCATACCGCATTTGATTAGACCTAGCACAAGATTGGCACCTGATTATAGGTTCACTTTAGCTGCCAGATTTAGGAGAAAATAATGTCGTTTCTTGTTGCAAATATTCCGCCTGTTAAATGTTTTGTTCGTAAAGAGTTTCTTTATAATCATGAGAAAGGTCATGGTGAATTGGAACCCTGTGTATGGATGACTGCCAAGGCAATTAAAGGTCAAGCATTTCGTATTGAGTGTATGTTAACCGAGTATGGTGCGTTGTATGACAAACTACCAATTTCTGCATATGTTTGGAAACCAGTTGATGAATATTTGCCGTTAGACCATTTACAAATTTGGGATTGCCTTTCATATGATATGGCAGTTATTGAGAAATCAAATTTGCGTGGACTCAAAGTAAAATATTTTGGTAAAGACCGGAAGTTTTATTTTGGAAAATATTTGTTTACAATCGATTTTGCGGCACCAGATTTCAATCGTATTGACACAAGTTTTTCTGAAGGTGTGCAAGAACACAAATCATATAATTTTATTCAACTAGATAATGGACAGTTTGCGTGTCAACCAAATAACCGTTGTTTATGGTATGATGTATCGTTAGTACCACCAACAGTTAAAACACCAGACTTCAAAATACCCACAGAGGTTTATTCGGTAGAAAATGTATCTAAGTGGAGTGTTGGCACTCCCGATTCATGGTTCTATCAATTTAATGAAAAAGAATGAGTGAATTATTAATATCTAAAAAAGATGAAGTCTACGCCAAGATAACTTGCGAGAAACACATAGCAAAAGAGTTGTCAGAGTTCTTTACTTTTTTTGTTCCTGGTTACCAATTTGTTCCCGCATATCGTAATCGGATTTGGGATGGAAAAATTCGTTTGTATAATTTACAAACTAGCCAGATTTATCTTGGACTTTTGCCATATATTGAAAGTTTTTGTAATGAACGACAATATAAGTTTGATTATGGTGACCCACGGCCAGATATTGAAGATGAATACTCGGTATACCATGCCAAAAAATTTATTGATTCATTAAACATACATTCTCGTGGTGAACCAATTGAAATACGAGAACACCAACTCAATGCATACATTCATGCCATGCAAAAACGCCGAGCGTTGTTAGTTTCACCAACTGCTTCTGGTAAATCTCTTATCATCTATCTAATTTTCCGCCAACTTCATCAGTATCAAAATCTCAAAGGACTTGTTATTGTTCCTACAACTTCATTAGTTGAACAATTATACTCAGACTTTGGCGATTATAACAATGGTGAAATGGTAAATGTGCATCGAATTTACCAAGGCAAAGAAAAAGACACAGATAAACCATTGACGATATCCACATGGCAATCTTTGTATAAACTTCCAAAAGAATACTTTGAACAGTTTGATTATATTATTGGTGACGAAGCTCACCTATTCAAAGCACAATCTCTCACCACCATACTTACATCCTGTGTTAATGCTAAATATAGGATAGGACTAACAGGCACTTTGGATGGTACCAAAACACATAAACTAGTGTTAGAAGGTTTATTTGGTGCCGTTAAAAAAGTAATCACCACCAGAGAACTAATTGATAAACAGCAAGTTTCAGATTTTGAAATAAAGTGTTTAGTTCTTAAACATGATGATGAGATATGTTTACAATTAAAAGATAAAACATACCAAGAAGAAATACAGTATCTAATTGCAAACGAAAATAGAAATAAATTCATTAAGAATCTTGCAGTTAGCTTAGGTAATAATACATTAATATTGTATCAAATGGTTGACAAACATGGTCAAATCCTATATGATATGATTAAAGACACCAAGAATATTGGTGATAGAAAAGTGTTCTTTGTTCATGGCGGTACTGATACTGCCGATAGAGAAGAAATAAGAAGAATAATGGAGATAGAAAATGATGCGATTGTTGTTGCATCTTTTGGTACTTTTAGCACTGGTATCAACATTCGCAATCTACACAATATCATCTTTGCAAGTCCTTCTAAATCAAGGATTCGCAATCTGCAATCTATCGGTAGAGGATTACGACAATCAGAAGGCAAAGAAAAAGCCACATTATATGATATAGCTGATGATTTACGATATAAGAAACATATGAATTTTACATTAAAGCATTTTGTTGAACGAGTTAAGATTTACACGGAAGAGAAGTTCCCATTCAAAATATATAAAATAGGACTAAAAAAATGAATACAATAAAAATAGTTCGTTTAAAGAATGGTGAAGATATTATTGGTAATTTGAGTGACAACATAGATGGCCATTTTGAAATCTCTGAACCTATGTCGGTTTCTTTGGTACAAAAAGGACACGAGAATGGATTAGTCATGTCACATTGGTTACCAGTTCAGTTGATTAAAAAGAATGAGATTAAAATCAGTTCTCGTGATGTGCTTACTATGTTTGAACCAAATGATGAGTTTGCAGAATACTATACAAATACCGTGGAAAAGATTAAGAATTTATTGAAGGCAAAAAACGTTACTGATTCGATGACAGACGAAGAAATTGAAGATATTATGGATGCTATGGAAAATGGTGATGGACAAACACTACATTGATTTAATTATTAATCTCATAGGGGGACATACTCGACTTTACACGATGTCAAGCCCTTTGTCAACAACTTTTTATGGTATATTTTATGGCTAAACAAAAACACTACATCAATAACGAAGATTTTCTCAAAGCACTGGTTGATTACAAGGCTGCTTGTAAACTGGCAAAGAAAGAAAAAAGACCACCTCCAGCGATTCCAAACTACATTGGTGAGTGCTTTATGAAGATAGCAGAGGGTTTATCACACAAACCTAACTTCATAAACTATACCTATCGTGATGAAATGATATCAGATGGTATTGAGAACTGCCTACAATACTTTGATAACTTTGATCCAGCCAAGTCGAAGAATCCATTTGCCTATTTTACACAGATTATTTACTTTGCCTTTTTACGAAGAATCTCCAAAGAAAAAAAACAACTGTATGTTAAGTATAAAGCCACAGAACAAATGGGCATTTTGGATGAATTTGAGATGATGGAGTTTGAAGATGGTACTTCTAAACAGTTTGAACTCTATGATAATATTGCCGAGTTTATTGAAAACTATGAGGATGCAAGAAAGGTAAAGAAAGATATTGCAACGGCAAAGAAAACAAAAGGGCTTGAAAAATTTTTAAATGAATGATACAATGATTAGATTATGAAAATTGCAATTATAACTGACCAACACTTTGGAGCTCGAAATGACTCCATTCATTTCCTGGATTATTATGAAAGATTCTATTCTGGCACTTTCTTTCCAACTCTTGAAGAACATGGTATTGATACTGTTCTTATTTTGGGTGATACATTTGACCGTAGAAAGTATGTAAACTTCTTTACACTTAAACGTGCAAGGGAGATGTTCTTTGACAAGTTATATGCCAAAGGCATTCAAGTTCATATGTTGGCGGGTAATCACGATACCTATTTTAAGAATACCAATGAAGTAAACTCTGTTGATTTACTATTACAAGAATACAGTAACATCAATGTCATATCTTCTCCACAAACCATTCATTTAAAATATAGTGATACAAGTTACGATATCTGCATGATGCCATGGATTTGTCCAGAGAATTATAATAATAGTTTGGCAGAAATTGAAAACACATCAGCAGATATTTGTATGGGTCATTTTGAAATTGCCGGTTTCGCCATGTATCGTGGTATGCCAAGTCAAGAAGGATTAAGCCGTGAGTTATTCAGAAAGTTTGATTTTACTTTTTCTGGCCACTACCATCATCGTAGTTCATCTGACGGCATTCATTATCTTGGAAACCCGTATGAACTTACTTGGCAAGATTATAATGATACTAGAGGCTTTCATATTTTTGACCTTGATACTCGTGACCTTACTTTCATAAAGAATCCAAATGTAATGTTCCACAAAATCACATATGATGATAAAGAAGAATCAATTACTGAGATTACCAATAAAGATGTGAGTAAGTTTGCCAACACCTATGTTAAGGTTGTGGTACTTAATAAAACTAATCCCTATCTGTTTGACAAGTTTATGGATAAACTTTATGGTATTAATCCAATCGATATTACCATTGCGGAAGACTTTACAGACTTGACAGAAGGCGTAGAAGATGATATGGTTAACCAAGCGGAAGACACTATTACTATATTGAATAAATATGTGGATTCCATTCAGGAAGAAAACCTGGACAACAAAAAACTCAAATCAATTCTACAAGAGTTGTATGTAGAAGCTTTAAATTCCGAACAAGGATAAATTATGTCTGAATTTTATAACTACAAAATTATTCAAGTGGCTACCGAAAAGGTAAACCAAGTGAATGATGCCATCATCGAAATCCGTTTTTTCCATTGCTACAGTAAAAATGGTGTTCAAATTGAAAAATTATATGTGGCACACCTGAAGTATGAACCAAACGAAAAACCATATTCTTATAGAGTATTTGAAGAAAAAGGTAAAAAGAAAGAATTACTAATACCTTATATCGTAAAAGCTTTAGGTGAAGAACAAATAAAACATATGGAAAAAATCATCAAAGAAGATTTTGAACAACAACACACACCAAAAGAAGAAACCAAGAAATACATCTCTTTGTAACAATTTGAAATTATAGAATG